CGCCACTTGGGCGGCGGTAAATGCGCCGGTAATGTCTACACGTATTCCCATTATTTCACCAGTCGCAATGTGACATCACACCGGCAATTGGGGTGAGCGGGCGGGCCGTCCGGATCCTCAATACCCCATACATCAATTAGTTTGTTATCGTAGGGTTTGCATACCACACACACTAGTTCGTCGGCGTCGGTATTCCATACCATTTCGGTTTTAATTCCGGCGTCGCTTAAAAACTTTTCGTATGATTGCGTCGTTTGCGTCTGTGCCCTCGTAATTTCGGTAATCGCAATGGTTGCGGCGCGGGTTTCCCCAAACGCTGGGGTAAGTACGTCCCGCAAATCGGTAATCGTCATTCCCGGGGTGGTGCGATAGAGCGCTATAGCGTTTGCTAGTACGTCGCTGGTGGTTTTGTTAATCTCTAGCCCGAATTTGGGGAGGTAGGTTTCTAGCCACCCGTTTACCGTGGCGTTGCGCTCATCCGTCCCCATGGGGTATTGCGTTTGCGTCCCTAGTGCATCGATGCGGGTATTGGCAACGCTGGTGAGTTCGGTAACCATCGCCGGTTTGATTTGCGCCGCTAAATCCACGTCATCCGGGATTCCGTCCGCCAACACTTGACGCGCCCACGTGTCCCCGGCGGTGGCAAGTATGCGTACCAGTTTGTTGTATAACTTCTTTTCATTTGCCCGGATCCGTTGGGTTGCTTTTACCCCGGCGAAAAATGATTTGATGGTTTCGGGTTCGGTGATGGATTCCAGTGATTTGGAAATAAACGCCCTCAGTGGCGCCGGGATTGCGTTCGATGTAAACCGGGTGTAATTGCCCCCGTTTTTGATGCGCCGGATTGCTTTTTGTTCCCACTTGTCTAAATCGTTTATGAATTGCGTTGGTACGCTGGCAAGTTCGGCAAACGCGGAGAGTATGGGAATTTGGGCGGGCGGGGTGGTGGTTTCGTCGGGGAGGTTTTCCGGCGTTTTGGGGGCGTTGGGGTCAACAACGCCGGGGTTATCGCTGGTATTGATTTGGAGTACATCTTCAATATTTTTGTACCCCAAAATATCCATAGCGCCCGCCAATGGTACGCCCGCTTGTACTAATTGCAATAGCGAACCCGCCCGTTGAGCCTCATCCGTTTGCATCACGTCCAGCGTTTCGGGTTGGAATGTGAGTTCATACCCTAGCGGAAATAGTAACTGTTCATTGATGATTTGTTGAATTACCGACAAACGGGGAATGATTGTTTCCCGCCAAAAACTTTGGCGATCACTATTTGCCGTTGCATAGTTTGCCGCCGACGCTTCCAGCATGGTTTGCGGGACGCCAAACACCGTGCCCACGCTGTTATTTACCCGTTCGGCAAGTTCGTTTAACATCAAATCTTTGATTGCTGGGGTGATGGATTGCGCCTGAATATTTCCGCCCCGGACAAATAGGGTTCTAAATGAGTTCCATACGCCGATGAACCGGTTCATATATTCCAGTTTGAACCGCTTAAATTCGTTTTCCGCCATATCGGCGGGCATACTCATAATCGTTACCGGCTGGGCGCCGTGTTCAAAAAACGCCGATGCGAACCGTTCGATATAGTGGGCTAATTGCGCCGATTGGAGGGCAACGGCGGCCGGCGCCAACCCCGGGCCGTAATCATCGATTAGGGAGGGTTCCCGAAAATACACAATTTCGTTTATATCCCACGGGCCGTATTGTTTGCCGTTTATCTTTTGTTCAAACCGCAAAAATTCCAGCGGTTGGGCGGCGTTGAATTCCCCGTATGGATATACCCGCACCGTTTGCGGGTTTAACTGCTGAAATCCAATCAGCACATTTCCCCGGAATAGCCGCAACCAGTACGCGGCGCCCTTTAGGAGTAGCGCCCGCTCGGTGTCCCGGATAAGGTTAGGTAATGACGATTGGAACGGCCAATTTACCGGCGTTCCTTTCCTCGTGATTAAATACGGGACGCTAGATAGCGCATCTGCCCGCAAATTCACCGCCCGGTACAGCACGGGGACCAGCGCATACGCGCCGACGGTGCCGCCCACGGATTCGGCGTTTTGTAGCGCGTTTACCCACCCCGGGATTGCTTCAATTGCCATTACATGAAACCCCAATCTATGGTACCGGTTCCCATCATGCCAACGGCGCCGCTCACGGCGTCGATCATATCATCATGGGAACCCATCGGGAATGATACTAATTCATCTAAAAATACACTATTCCACGGGCCCCGAACTAATACCACCTTGCCCGATTCCGCCCGCGCTGCCCACGGCATGGCCCGGGCGCGTTTATCCCTATCCACCCGAATGCCGCGAATTGTAGTGGTGAGTAGTTCCGGGCGCCGGCGCATTTCCTGGAGCGCTGCCAACCCGTGCAGCGCTTCTTCAATCCCCAGCACGGTGCCGGGTTCAGATAGCGCCGTATGAATAATTAGTTTTTGGACGTCGGGCCATTCCGCTTTAATCCGGATTACGTCCGAAACGTATATAACGCCGTCATCACCAAACGCCACCCGGGCGCCGGCGGTATAGTCTGCTGATTCCCTCGTGCTGGCGGCTAAATCCCAGTACCGGAACCAATCCAACCCCGCTGGGGCGTAATCGGCGTATGTGAACCATTGGCGCTTAAACATTGCGCCCGCCACGTCAATAAATTTCCCGTTGGCCTCTTGTTCATATTGTTCCGCCGTCATCGTTTGCCGTAGCATATCGACAAACCCGGCGGGTAAAAATGTATTGTCGGCGGTACGGGATTCTATCATTGCGTAATCTAATCCGCCCTTACTCCACAAATCCCAAATCCAATTACGCCCGCGTGGGGTGGTGGTAATCCACGCCCGGCCGGGGGTTTCTCGTAGCGTTGCCACGGCAATTGGCCACGTTTCGGGATCCATTAGCGCGCCCTCATCCAACCATAGCCACCCCAAATTTGCGCCGCGCAACCGGTCGGCGTTATCGGCGGAACGGAACAAAATTGTTCTATTCCCGATTAACTTCAATTCGCCGTGGGATTGGTTAAACTCTTGTACCACGTTCCCAGCGCCCGCAACCTGTAAAATGGTGCGCATTGCGCCGTCGCGTAACATTGGGTACGTTGGGGCGATTACCGTACCGATGGAGCCGGCGGGCATACGGAGGGATTCCAGCGCCCCGGCGTGGGTTTTGCCACTGCCACGCCCGCCAACGAATAGCCGGAACCGGGCCGGGTTATTCCAAAATTGGAACTGGGGGTTTGTCGCTTTGGTTTGCGTCAATACCCGCGTTTGGGTTGTGTGGGGTGATGTCAATTACAAAATCCGTTACTGTGCGGTTGGTTACTTCGTAGCGTTCGCGGTACTTTTCCGGGCGCAATGCTTTTAACAGCAATTCCATTAATCGGTCGCTGTCCTTTTCCGCCCGTTCCCGCGCCCGCGCTTCGAGCCTGTCTATACTCACTTCGCGGCACGTTTCATAGAGTTCGGCGAAATCGTCGCTGCGCTTAATTGCGGTTTTGTATGTGCTGTAAGAAATCCCCGCCAATTCGCACGCCGCCGTATTGTTGCCCGTCATGGCAAACACGGTGAGGAAATCGCGCGCCCACGGGTACGCCCGGGCGGTTTCAACGCTTACCACAAATAACGGGATTCCTTGATTTGTTCCCAGTATGTCGGCGGATTCGGGCAAATAGCGAATGTTACGATCACTCATTGCAGTTTTTCCGTGGTGATGATGCGCAAAATAATATTCAGCGCGGCGATTGTCATGTTAATCTGTACGCCGTAATCGGTAAATAGCGGGTCATGTATCAAATAGCCCAAAAATAACAGTAAGAAAATAATCACGTTCGCCCAAATGGTTTTTGACTGGTACCACGGTTTCATGCTAACCCCCCATCATATATTTGAGTACAAACGGGTAAATGATTGCCACGATTGCCAACCCGCCGGCAATTTTGGATAAACGGTTTTCGACGTCGGATAACCGTTTATACAATTCGGATATTTGATTGTATACCTCGGTTAACCTGTCAATTTTTTCCTCAATGCGCGCCACTTTAACCTCAATGGTTTCCCCCATTATTTCCCCCTCATCATTGCCGCCAATTCGGCGCGGAACGTGTCCATATTTACCATACGCCCGGGGCACGTTTTGGGCGAACCCGTTTCTCGGTGTCCCCGTACCGTGTTGTATGTGGCGGGGATTGTTTGCCACTGCATAAGGGCGGCCGCCGCTCCCAGCGTTAAATCATTCGTTTGGGCGCCCCACGGTTGGGCGTCGTAATTGCCTACCACCTCAATGCCCCAGTGTGTCGTGTTGTAACGCCCGGCGTGAATGCCCCGTAAATTGAGCGGTGTCATTTGCCATATACCGGCGGTTTCGGGGTTGGGCGGATCGCCCGCAATGAATAAATGAGGGCCGGCCGTCCAACCCATCGCCACGTAATAATTTTTCATCCCCTCCATAGTAGGGGCGCCCCGCCAATCGTTAACCCCGGGTTTCCATGTGTGATGGATTACCACGCCCCGGGCCCAACGGGCGACGGCGGGCGGGTGCTGGGATAAGTGGGTTTTGAATTCTTCTATGGTTTTCCAGTGGCGCAAATCGTAGGCAAACATCGTTAGCCCTCCCTTGCGTCTATCATACCAAAAACAAACCCGCCGCCCACGGTTTGCAGTGTGGGGGCGGGGTTGTGAGCCGTGAGTTAGGGAACCAGATGAACAAAATAATTTTATGCGAGGTTTTACGGGGTGTCAAATACGGCCCGGCCGGTGTCATCGATGTATAGCCATTGCCCCCAGCATGGTTTCTACGCCGCCCAATGACGCCACCCGACGCCGTCATTCCACAGTCTGAAA